TAAGCTCAACCATCCCAGCACATTCGTTGATATAGACCCTATCACCGTAGCTGAAGCCGGGATTGTCAGTAACCATCACGGCTGGGAATGCCTGTGTGATCTGGAGAATTGGAATACCGATCGCTGCAAAGCCTGTAGTGATTACGTCAGGCGTACCACGATAAGCTGGATCACCGGGAGCGGTGTTACCCCCTACTAATGGAGGCCCACCTGGAGGCTGTAAAACGTACTGCCAACTTGACGGCCCTAGGCGCTCGACACAGGCTGGGGGGTAGTCAGGATGGAATATCCATAGCGTATCTGCGCTCTGCGTACCACAGTCAAGCTCAAATAGATCAGCCTGAAGGTAAGGCGTAAATAGTTGTATTGGAGTGTGGTAGATTCCGCCACTTTCAACTAGACCAAGAGTCCATGATCCGGGGGATGTAGGCTCCCAGATACGTATAACACCATCAGTAAATTCAAGTATGGCTCCCTGAGCAGTTGAGAATTGGAATGACACAAGTCTAGCAGGAGCTAAGAAGTTCTGAGTATGCCCAGCAAAGTAAGTGCCCGGCATCTTCTGAGCACCACCCTCAACTAGTGGAAAGGCGTTCTCTAGTACCTTACAAGCAGAGCGGTACTTGTTGATGTCCTCCCTGAAGTCTATTAGAGGACTTACCTCTCCTGCATTGAAGGTATTGATATGTGGATAGATTTTAGGCATCTAGGAGCCAAAGCCTCCACCACCCCAGTTATCAGCATAGCGTCCAGCACGTACCCAGCTATCGCTACCAGCCTCATCTTTCTGATAGTCCATAGTCTCGTTCTGAGCTTCAGCACTGTTGAGAGAGTCGCGGTACATCTGCATCATGCCCTCAAACTTGCTCTTATCCTCAGTAATAGCTATAGCTACTTCAGCAGCTAGACGATTAGCGAGACAGTTCACAAATCCAGGCATTAACTGAGTATAATCAGTTATAAGCTGAATATAAGTTATTGCTGCCGGGACTGTAGGTGTACCTCCATTATTCTCACATCCTCCACCATAGTTAGTTAGTACATAGCGACCCGATGGGAACGGAGGAGGATATGGGACTGGTTGAGAGCCGGGAACTACTAGCCATCCTGCCGTAAGTGTCTCAACCTTGTAATCATGACCATGCGGCCAGAATGGGGGATCGTTACGGTGATACCAACCTGTTCCTTCCCATCCCCATCCCCAGAACCAGTTATGGTCTGTCTGACGGAGGCGGGGGCGTACAAAGCGTAGGAAGTCAGCGGGTAAGGCCCATGCAAACTTCCAAGTGTAGAGAGGCGTTACAGAGCTTAGCTGGAGTTGCTGGCGTGTCTTGGCAAACTTCCAGTCCCTCTCACTTAGGACTTCCTGAAAGATAGCATCCCATACCAATAGTATCTTCCTAGCATTAGGGCTATTCTCGTTAACATCGCCAATAGAACCACGAGCGCCTATGCGCCCAAGGGCCAAGTTAGCTATCATGCTTTGGCTATAGTTCAACTGGCAACCTCCATTGCTAGGGCAGGGCAGTCATTCTTGTGGAGTCTCATGGCGTATAGGTGCGGTAACTCCTTACCGCACTTAGCACATCTGTATTCCTGCCCTGACTTCCTGCCACGCCGCTCTACTATGATTGGTTCAGTCTCATCAATCTCTTCTGTCGCGTATTGCTTAGGATGAGCTGAGTAATGATGATTGCCAATCTGCTCTAATTTATCAAAGAACTTACCACACACTCTGCACTTGTATCCACCTACTGCTGGCTCAAGCCCTGTACCTTGCATAGTACGGTCAAAATCAAATACATAGGCTGAGTATATCTTCAGCTTAGCAAGGGGGCCGTCATGCTCAATAGAGTAAAACTTACCGGGATAGTAGGGGCCGTAACCCCCACTACCCGGTACAAAGCTGGTACATTTAGCCTGTACTAGCACTGTTATTGTTCTCCACCAGTCTTGGGGCCAAACCAAGAAATAATGGTGCCTAGAGTGGGGTCGCTACCAGTGAGCACAGCATCCCAGCGCAAGAACTCCAGCACAGCTCCAAGTGGAACTGGGATGTAGTAGTGAGCGCCAGTTACTTCAAGTTGTGCCAAGGTCAGTGAGCGTGCTGCAATGATTGGTGTAGTAGCCGCTGTCGTTGCCGAAGTAACTACGTTGAAGAGAAGGCTAGTTAGTGTGTTGAACGGAGAGGTCACAATGATGTGAACTCCCATTTCAACTCCACCAGAGCCAACAACTTCAGGCGGGAAGGTGTAGCCCTTCTCTGTGAGCGATGGGAACTGAGGCAATCCAGGGTAGTACAACCCGGATGCTGGAGCACCAAAGTCCAGTTCGAGGTTGCTATACTGGCTACCGCTGGCACACAACAGATCACCAATGATCGGAGGGTAGCCCGTTGCGGTAGTGGTTGTTACGGTCTGTGATACGTTCACAGTAGCCGTACCACTTCCACCACCACCAGTCAGGATAGCTTGGATAGTTACGTTCTGATAGGTGTAACCACCACCAGCCAGTACGTAGGTCTGTCCAACTATTACCTGACCAGTTGCAAGCGTATAAGTCAGGGTTGTGGTTGACTGGGATACGCCAGTTAGAGTGTTAGCAGTCGAGGTTTCCGGGCCAGAGGCAGATGACCCAGTACCATGAAGATAAGCAAGTGCGTCGGTTACTGGCATGTCATCTCCTATGTTACGATGGTTTCGAGTGAGCTGATCTTCTCAGCAACATAGATAGGAATGTTCTGGAACTTGGTTACTGCCTTTCCAAACACATCCATGCTGTTGTCACTGGGAGGAGTGAAGTAAGTGTTGATCTTCTGGGATACTGCACGAATGTCAATCTGAGTTTTGAGGTCACGATTGACAAGGATTACAGTACCAGAAGCCTCACCAAAGCGGGGTAGTTGGTTCTTGGCTTGGATAAAGATATTTTCATCAAATCCACTAGGGCCAGAGAAGCCAATCGGGTTGATGTTGCAAATGCGCTGCACGCAGCGTTCATCGGCAATCTGGATGCCCAAGTACCAGCGCAGCAAGGTGCGAAGGACTTGGTACATATAGTTGGTGCCAACTGAGCCTGTACCAGAGGCAAGTTCCTTGGTGATTTCACCTAAGTCCCTAAAGCTCAGTCCGGCAGGGGTGTTGGGTGGGTAGATACCATAGATAGTATCGTCACCAAACTCAATCATCCAAGCTGATGTTGCTGGGCCAGTGGCAAGCCCACCGCTCCACACGTTAGGCTTCCAAGAGGTATCACCGTTGGGGTAACTCTCAAGGTTGTTAAAGCGGGTTGAGAGGCCATTGAAGGAGCCTGGATTGGTTGCGAGGGAGCCGTAGAGCAATGTGCTCTCCATCAACTGAAACAGACCTTCAATATGGTTCATATCCTGCTGGGCACGCCACATCTCAGGGTTGTTCTGGATTTCCCATAGATCGAAGTCTACTTCAGAGTAGTCCTCGAACAGGGCAATGGGATCGTTGATAGGAGCGTTCTTGGAGGCCGTAGCCTTGATGCCCTCATTCCAACGGCGGGTGCTGGCAATGGGGAGTGAGTCTGTACGTACAGCGATGTTGGACAGAATGTTGTTGCTTGATACCATTGGAATCATCTTGACCAATGGCGTCATGCGGTCGAGGACACGCGTGGGCAAAACAAACTTTGCCCCTGCGTCAAGAGACGAATACACTGACACGATATCAGTGAATGTCTGATACGGCAACTGTTGAATATCCGTAGCCATAGCGACTCTCCGTTAAGAAGATCAACGCTTCTGCGGAGGCTTAGGACTCTTATCGTAGCTGATAAAGGTAGACGCGCCTTTATCAGCTTGAGGCCCAGTGCCTTGCGGTGAACGATCTTCTCCAGTTAGGGAAGCCATCTTGAGAAGGAATCGGATCATGGTGTAGCGGTTGACACCTGTGCCATCTGCAAACGCCTTGTCAAATTCAGTCTCTCCATGCTTCTGCCATAGTCGTTTAGCCAGTTCTACGTTGGTATCGTACTTGTCGCCCAGTTCGGTTCGGAGCTTCTGTTCAGCAGTAGTGGATTCAGTCTTGAGCGCGTTATTATGAGCTTCTACTATCTTCTGTATCTGCCCATTGAATTGCGTGCTCAGAGACTTGGCTTGAGACTTGGTAAGTCCCAGGCCATAAAACTGCTGCTTCCAGAAGTTCGTCCACTCAGGGGCGTTCTTGTCCTCGCCATCAAACTCGTATTCCTTGGCTTCCTTCGGTCTGCCCAAAGCATCGTAGTATAGAGCCTTGTCCTCATCTGTTGCGTCATCCGGCAGTTTGGGTACATAGTCACCTAGCTTAGTCTCAAGCTCACTAGACTTTGCTTTCCAAGACAGGGCATCCTTTGTGAAGTCACCTACTGTCTTGTAGTTCACAAGGTCGGTGTTCTGTTTGAGGTCGTCAGGTAGACCTGCACGCCATCCTAGAGATGTAGTGTCAGTTGTGGACGTGGTTGTAGTGGAGTCAGTTTGCTTCGTAGCATCCATCGTCGCTGCTTCAGGCATTTGAGTTACTTTCCTTTCTTCTTGCTAATGCTGCTGTTACAAATCGCGTATGCAGAGCTTTTAGACTTACCCTTAGCCTGCACCTGTTTAACACACCGTTCGAGCTTCTTTGGCATTGCTATCCCCTTTTCTTAGGCTTAGGGCTTTTGTCGTAGTTGATGACTACGTTAGAGCGCCTGTTCTGGTGACGCCCACCAGCCCATGATTTGAAGTTACGCCTTAGACGATTCATAATATCCTCGTCTGAGTTTAGGGCAGCGTTGCTATGACCGCTACCACCTTTACCTGATCCGCCAGCCATAGATTTGCTCCTTAGTGGCTTCTGACTTCCTTAGCTGCCGCTGTCGTACCAGTAACTCCACCAGCCGGAGATGCAGGTGCAGTGAACTGCACTGCAACGGACTGTGTGAGCTGTGCAGGAGGAGCTACCGCATTGGTCTGGATGGTGAATGCCTGCGTCCACTGAGAGACTACTTGATCGGTGTCGGTCACAGTGCAAGTAGCCGTACCACCAACAGGGCCAGTTGATGCAGCTACACCAGTGCAAGTGGCGGTTAGACCATCGGGGTTCAGGACTACCGTAGCTGAGGGGTCAGTAAAGGTATAGGTGACATTGGACAACGTGCCACCAGAAGGGGTTACACCATCGGCCAACAGAGGCATAATTGATGCCTGCGATTGCTGACCTACATTGAATACTAAAGCGTTGTTTGGCATGACTGAAGCTCCTGTAAAACGTACTGCTATTGCAGCGGTTAATGGTTTCGGTTTAAGGAGACTAAGAATCTCCCTAACATCTTTACGTATGCCGTAGACAACACCAAGAATTTCTTTGTCTCTCATTAGCATAGTTATATACCAGAGCTAAGGGGGTAGGCTGCTCTGGCAAACCAGTATGACCTTTCTGGCCCTGCCCACCCCCAACCCATTAAGTATCAGGCGTAACGCGGGCAATGTCAGCTAGAACACTGTCCATAGCAAGGATTGCTCGCTTGCCGTTGGCTACACTAATGCCAGTCTTGCCCGTCACCTTGAAGGTAGCGGCCTGACCGCTATTGTTCCATACGGTAAATACCACACCGGGGAGAACTGCGGGCCAGTTGACCGTAGTGGCACCTGAGCCAGCGTTGGTGAGGGCAATGTAGCTAGCCCTCAGCTGGTCAGGGGTAAGGTTAATCGTGTTAGTGCTTCCTGCCCCACCAATGTTAATGTCAACTTCTTTTGTGACCGCAAAGGTACACTTACCCATCTCCTGTGGAATACGAATACCATCAGGCCCACCCATGCGTTCGTTGTCATAATCAGGAGCGGTGCCACCATTGCACAGCCCTCTGGGGTGCATCTGCAAATCACCAGATGCGATGCGTTCAAGTAGTTTCATAGTGTCACCCTTCCTTTTGTTTCATTCCAAGTTGTTGATACACTATATCAAATGCTCCAGACATATCAGCAATAGATATAGCAAAGTTATACATGCCGATCTGTGCTTGGTTATTAGGGTCAAGCGTCTGTCCAAAGCCTCCAAGAGTTAAAAGTTTTCCAAGTACATAGCGCCCCTCGGAAGTACCAAACACATTATGACAACGCTTCTTCAACTTCTCAACTTCAGTAGCCTCAGCAGCACCACAGTTACAGGGCTGGTCACTATGAGTAGCACAATAATCAGTGTGGATCATTGCACAGCCCCTTCACCACCCACAAGTTGTTGCATAACACTACCAGCTTCAGGAGATTTGCTGAGTGATGCTGCTGCCCTAGCCAGCTTAGGAGCTATCTCAGCCTCGCGCTCCTGTTGCTGCATCTTGTTACGTTGCTCACGGATTTTAGCAATCTCACGAGGATCACGCAAGCATGAGACAGGATAACCCACAGCATCAGATAATTGCCTTGCTTCTTCATCGGAGTTTATAACATCTATAACAGTAGGATTACGCTGGGCTATTTGTTCAATCAGGTTGTTGAAGGTCATGATGGAGCGTACCTTGTTAAGGCGTGTTTGGGCTTGAGCTAAGGGGCCAAGGTACTGGACTTCTACAGGGCCATGCACACTTTCAAGGAGGATGTCGGGTGGAGATGGGATGCGCCCAGCAGCAGCTTCAATGCTGAATACACGGCTAATGATCGGGTCAAGGAGTTCAGATTGTAAGTTGCCTATGCGAGTGCCAAGGATAGCTGCCTTCTCACCTTGGAGTTCGGCTATCTGCTCGGTTAAGGGACGGTCTAGCTTTCCACCAGCAGTAAGCTGAGACACCATTGTGAATACTTCACTGTGGAAGTGTTGAGTGATAGCTTGGCGTACTCGGTCTTGGAACTCTACGTTGAATGGGAGGTTGCTGACACCATTGTAGAGAGGCGTGGGCATCTCTGCGCGAATGTCGCCACGGCTGCTGTTCTTGTCGATATAGGTCACACCAGCGGGGCCGAATTGAATGGAGTTGCGGAGGTTTGACCAAGCGCCTAGAGGGGGTTCTGCGGCTTTCTGAGCAGTGATAAGGTTGGTTCGGCCCATCTGGTTTGACAGTGCTACGGAAATGAAAGCATCGTGACCGGGGCCACGCCCGTAGATTTCATCGTTGTTAGCTCTCCAGCGCCAACTGGTCATAGGTGGGGAGTCGTAGCCACCTTGAGAGAGAGCCATAGCATCGTTGGGTTGCGAGGTGGAGGAGCCACGAGATTCTAGTATCTTACCACCCTTGCGATATACCCACATTGACTCCCAGCGTTTGTTGAGGGCATCTACACGGTTAGGCTCGAAGTCCGAGCGTGGGTAGATAGCATGGAGGACTTCACGCTCAGAGTACATATTGGATTCGTACTGGCGTCTGAAGTCGGGATCAGCTTCGGTCATCGTGTCGAGGCCGAATTTCTCTACTAGCTGGCGTAGAGACATTTTGTAGATGCGATACCAAGTGTCAACTACACCCCACTGGTTTTTGGCTATGAATATCTCCCTGAAGTGGGGGACAGTGAATACGATTGCAGCTCTGGGGATGTCCTCTTCGCTGAGGATGTGGGCAGTACCACAGCTTACCCCATCGCGCATGAACTCACTGGATACGTCGTAGAAGTTTGAGCGGTTGAAGGCTGAGTACATTACATCTTGAGAGTCTTGGAGCCACTTCTGGACTTGTGGGTAGGAGTCTACGCGCTTGCCAGACCGTGAGCGCATTCCAGAAGAGTGAGGGAAGTTAAACTTACCGGGTATCTCTAGCCCGAACCAAGGCTGGTTGCGGGGGAGGAGATAGCCTACCAAGCCATCTACCAGCATGTTGCAGGCTATAACTGCGCTGTCATCAAAGATAGCTTGGCCTGTCTGACGGCCTGGTTCTGTGTCACGATCAGCTTGAATAAAGCGCCTGCCTGGATTGACATACATGATGATGTTGTCAATCATAGGCTCCCAAGGATAGCGTTGGTAGGATAGAACTTGGAGGTATTTCTGGCAGTCCTTCGCCTTCTGGTCATTGGTACGCTTCTTGTCTATACGAGATGGGGAATAGCCCATCAGGTTAGCGTAGTAGCGTTCTGCGGCAAAGGTTGGATACATTGCTATGTTCCCAAAGTAGCGCTAGTAGTCTGTCCACTGCCAGTTCCCATCGGGCTAGTCAAAATTGTTGATGCCATCCCTCTACGTTTCTCTAATGCTGCGGCTTGGGCTATAGCTGCTGCCTGCTGAGCTTGGGCCTGCTGCGTGTTGTTCTCTACTACCGTTGGTGCTGTTGGGGCGGTAGGGTGGTCAAGGACTGAGGCTGTAGTAGCGGCAGCACCTATGCCAGCAGCAATAAGAGGTATAAAAGGGATAACCGGCGCCACTATATGCCTCCCATACTTAATCCATAGTAGAGTGGATTATATTGTTGAATTGGAGGTGGGGGAGGCTCGTAGTCATCTAGCTTCTGAACACTATACAGAGGTTGCTCTAAGGCAACATAGCGAACACAATCAGGGAAGTCCTTGAATGCCTCCTCTGGCTTATCCTTACCCTCCTGCCAACGGTAGTTGCTCATATCTTGGATTGGGCTGCGCTGCCCACTACAGCCCACAGCGGCGAACAGCATGCCAGGGAACTCAATTCCTTTAGTCTTACTATAGTGGGGAGCTAAGTATTCCTTCACGCGTTTGTGACCTAGCGCCACGTCACCGGGAGCACTTTGACTAATGACAATATGTTTAATTCCAGCCTTAACAAGTTCCTCTTCCCACGATGTTTCAGCTTCAGCGGTGTGGACTGTGCGCGTGCCGAACTTGGCATCGAGAATAACCATCGCTGGTTCTTTGTAGTCATGCTCGGCGCGTTTAATCCTAACAGAGCGAACCATACTGTCAATAGAACCATCAAGTAGAAGATAAGCATAAAAGTAAATCCTGTTAGCTAGTCTACTATTGATAGTAATGTCCTCTGGGGATACCGCGCCAAATAACCAGCGGGTGGGTTTTGAGTCGGCTGGGTCTACAGACTCAATACGCATCCAATCGCGGGGGATAGTAAAGTCCTCATAGGTGTGAGTAGCTTTACTAAACTTCTTATAGACCGAGCCTGAGAGATGTTTCCACTTACCCTCTTCACGGGCCTCGCGCTCATCTTCGTCAGTGATAGTCTTGAGGTAGTTGTCAATACCTGCGCGGGGCATGAAGCCCAGGATGCGGCGGCATTGAGGGCAACGGTTCTTGGGACGCGGACTACCCGGTTGTAGGCCAGCAGCTTCCATTGCGTCAGGAGTGTTTTCGGGAATGTCAAGATCACATTCGCGGCAATAGTCCTGGCAATTATCCCATATAGGACAACGGAATATCGCTATCTCGTCATCCGTGCCACCCATATCATTATTGAATGCGTTACATGAAAGGATGTCATAGATGTATGGCTCCTTGAGAGGAGTCATAGTCAGCCAAGACGGAGCGTTTGATGCCATCTTACCACGGTTGGCTGCATTGAATATATCTTGCGGGGGAGGCTCGTCATAGTGCAGCCAATCATTTATCGGCCCTTCGTAAGTATCCGCAGCCTGAACATAAGAGCGAAAATGAATAATACTTCCACATTTGTTGCCAAAGTAATCGCGGGGTAGCCTAAGTAACTTCATTGAGCCGTCAGAGTATTTATCATACTCAGGCTCACATTGAGGCGGTACGAACTCTCTGAACAACGGCTCAATACGCTGTGCTAGAGTCTGCCCTGCGACCTCACAGCCAACCATACCTGAGTTGGGAACCTTTATGCGAATACGAAAGTCGGGATCATCAGTATTTAGCCAGCAACGATAGCCCATCGCATGAGCTAAGTCCTCTGCTACTCCAATAACAGTTTTGCCTGATTGATTTCCAGCCTCGAATACCCTAGTACGGGGCGTCCTACCAAAGCGGTTTTTGACACGTATAAAGCGTTCTTGGGTAGGAGTCATGCGTAGCAGAGGGAGCTTGTAGACTAGTTTAGCTTTCTCTTTAGCAGCTGCAACTGAGGCTGGGTTTTTAGGATCGAACCCATCAAGAATAGAAAGGATAGTTTGGGTAGATAGGCTAGGATCAACGGCAGCAGTGGTACTCGTATATGAGCGTTTACGTGCCATTAGTAGACTGAGCCTGAGACTTCATTTCAGTTCCGCCACAGTCAGAATGAGACTGAGATTGTTCTAGCTTTAGTCTCTCAGCAGTTGTGTGAACTCTAGCCATCTCAAGCGCATCCTTATCACTCCGGGCCGGGATGCGAGCGCCACACTCACACTGAACCTCAATAGGAGTCTCTTTGCTAGGGTAGTCAGCGTAGGCTATTGAGTGACCTTTCATAACTTAGAAGAACGTACTCAGTGCCCAGAACATTAAGCCAGCGCCCACAAACCTAACACGATACGGCTCCATTGGGGCAGGCCATGCAAATGCAGCAAAGCCGAAGCACACTATAGCAACTATTACCAGTGCTATGTGTAAGATGTTGAGGATTGGAGTTCGTTCAGTCATTAGGACTCCTTTTTATGTAGCAACTTATAGATAGAGTGACACTTTTTGACCTGGGGGAAGGGAACAGGAGTGTCTCTAACTGGGTTGTTGTTTAGCCACTCTATCTATAACTAACTACATAACTCCTTTTTATGGCAAAATTATATGTAGGCCTTAATACCGCGCTCCCCACCCGCCCTTCTCTATGGGGGCACGCCCCCCTAAGTAGTAATTCTTATTAGTGCCACTACCAGCTATAGCTTGATTACTCATCACTAGCTTGCTCGCTTCTAAGTAAGCCTACTAGATCAACTAAGGCTGTAACATGGATGCTAGTGGGTTGACCATTAAGTAGTCTGGATTTGTCAAGGAGGATAGCTGCACCTGTTACCTTCTGTAAGAAGGAGGCTTTCTCTAGGTCTGCGTCGGTTATGGATGCAAGAGTCTTATGCCTAAAGGCGTCAAGTATATCTGGTTCGTTAGCCTGGAAGTCCCTCAGTTCTTCTGGTGTCACTCCCTTGACGTACCTGTTGAGTACATGAGCAACATGATCTTGCCCACATCCAACACGCTTGGCAATCTGGAATGGCCTTAGCTCAGGGTAACGATCGTGCAGATACTTGATAAGCGTAGACCGTTCACCTCTACGGTACTGTGGTGCATCTGCAACAGCTCCCAGTAGGACACCAGGATCAATGCCATTGTCGCTAACGGCTTGTGAATTCGTACTCACGGCTTCGAGTCTAAGCACACGCCCGGGCCGGAGTCAAGCGAAAAGTGAAAGCTGCTCGCGTTCGTGTTTCGACGGTCGTGGAGATACGAACGGTATTCGCGTTCGTGTAATTTGCCCTAAATAGTGGAAAGTGATTTCCCTCGGATGTGCAGAGTTTTGCGGTAGGGGAAAAGCGGGGTGTGCAGAATCAGCGGTTTAGGATGGCGCTGCAGTTGCATATACAGATTGCGAGGTGCAACATGGCAAGCAAGTTTTACATCGGTCGCAAAGATGGTAAGCAGCAGATATTCAAGTCCGAGACCACTCCGACACAGGCGAGTCACGGGCATCTGTACACGTCAGTTATGGGCCCGTTCCGCACGAAGCGCGGCGCGATGTTTCAAGTGGCGTTCGGCGATGGCAATCCGCACGTCCAGCACGTTCGGGATGCGGAGCGTATAGCCAAGTCGCTGGCATAGGTCGAAACCGCCTTCGGGCGGTCTGAGCGTAAAGCACTCACTGACGAGACCAGAGCAGTTGCACTATAGGAAAGCGAGAGGTGAAACGTGTACGAAGTCATAGACCTTAACTCCGAAGAGTCACACGGCAGCTTTGAAACCTTGGACGAAGCTCGCGGATGCGTCCGCTTTGACCGCTTATCGGCTTACTCCATCTGGCACAACAACGTCCGCATAGAGTGCTGCGAGCCTTACGAGGGCAACGACGACCGCGTAGCGCAAGCTCTTGGCCAGCCTAACGCATCGGAGTGCTAACTTCTGACGGTTCGGCTCTTAGGTGAGCCGTTCCGTGAGCAGTTACAGATTGTGCGAGGTGAAGAGATGGGAATGGTGAGACAGAATCCGCGTTGCAAGTGCGGGAAGTTTCTCGCGGACTTTGGACGGATGCACGGCGATAACACGCCAGCTTGCGACATCTGGCATCCGGTTCGCGGCAATCACGAAGTGACTGGCACGTTCCGCGTGTTCAGCGACGGCGACGGGCATTATGCAGTCATGGGCGAAGATCGCAAGATCATGCATTACGGGATCGCTCACGATGTCGCCAACATGAAAGCAATGGAACTGAATCGGGCAGCATAGGAGGAGGATGTGCACCATGAATCAATACTTTAGGCCGGGTAACTGGCCCGGATTCTACGAAGACGAAGATGGAAATTACGACGACCGGGAGCGCCGTCGTGCTGATCTGGAACGCCACGAACGAGCAGAACTTGCTCGATTGCTGGCAAAGTATGGTAAGCCATGACGCCCTAATCGCCGGAAGGTGGGCGAGGGGAGAAAGGGAGGGATTATGCGACACGTAGAGCCGAACATGGACGTACTTAAGCTGTACCCACAAGTGATGGCATCGGGCCGAACCATCGTCAACGAGAAGTGCTCGTGCGGCCACTTTCGCAGCGATCACAACAACCGCTTTGCACTTGGGCATGGCAACTGCCGCCGCTCTGACTGCAAGTGCAATCAGTTCACTTGGGAATCGTTTGTTGAGAAGCGCTAACCGCCGGTGGAGTTTGGGCCGGACATCCGTGGGAGGATGACATGAGCAAGAAAGATTTTATCGCACTAGCAGACACGATGCGGGCTTTCCTCGAAACCAATGCAGGCCGTGAGATGGATGAGCACTCCCAGAACTGCCTGTTGCAGCACATGGTATGGTTCTGCGAACAGCAGAATCCCCGATTCATGCGCGGACGCTGGCTGGATTACGTCGCTGGCAAGTGCGGGCCAAATGGTGGGGCCGCTCGCAAGGCCGCCTAACTTCCCAGTCCCACATGGGAACGCGAGGGCGGCGCGTGACGGTCTACCGCCCACAATGGAGGAGGATGCAATGCGCGTCAACTTTGAGTTAGTGGAGTTGGTTGGCCGTAAATCGGGAAAGTGTACCGTGTGTGGCAAACCCGCCAAAAGGGCGGAACGGTTCGGCCAGACGTTAAATCCATTTAACAAGAGAGATGGGGTAGTAAAGTCGCACCAGCAAATCATTGACGAGATCAAAGCGGAGCGAACTAATTGGTTAGCGTTGCCCGTGACTCATGCTAGGTGCGAATCATGACCCGCAAGCTAAACCGCAACTTTGCCGTAGCGCCCAGCGTGAAGGAGCTGGAGGAGATGTTCCAGTCAGCTGACATTCCCGTTGCACTTGACCAGGAGTGGCAACCGGACGAGGACGATCCGCGTTGCAGTGAGTGCGGGGTGTTTCCTTGTATCTGTGATGATTCAGCGGAGGTGTACACGTGACTCCCTGTCAAGACATTGCATGGCCCACAGGCGTCATCACTGAGTGGGGCGAGAGCAACGTGGTGCTGATACGAGAGTGTCACACAGCTAACGGCACGCTGATACGCTCTTATGTGCCAAGTGCGTATGACCAAATGGATGTGCCGGACTGGGGCTGGGGGATGCATGTTGGATTTACGTTGTGTGTGTTGGTTGCGGCTGCACCACTGTTATTGAGGAGAAGACCATGATAAATTATGCTGCCCAAGAGCAAATTGCCCTGAATCAGATAGCGCGGGAGAGAGATGCCAAAGTTGCTTACCTCACTGCGATTGTGGAAATGAAGCACCCCACATTTGAGGAGTTGTTGAGGGGCCATGCGTTGGGAGTGAATTTGAAGGCTCAAGATCGGCGTAGGGTAAGTGAATAATTCTCTTGACAAGTGACCAAGCAGGGTCTACAGTGACAATCAGAGCCTATTTAGGCACAAAGAAAGGTTGGTGCATATGATTACTGAAGAGAACGTGGTGGACACTGAAGCCACAGAAACCGTAACTGAGCGTAAGGCTCTTACTCCCGAACAAAAGCGGGCAGCTGCGCTCCGGCGTGATGCGACCTTGCTTGAGAAGTATGGACAAGCAGCCAAGGCGAAGGAGCTGTATGCTCAAGCTGATGCCCTGGCACCTGCCAGCAAGCAGTCAAAGCGGGTTGATCCGTTGGCCGTGTTGACTCCTCAGGAGCAGAACGAGCTTAAGAATTACTTCCGTACTACGGCTGGCTTTGTACGGCTGTGCCAGATCGTCAGTGCCAAGAAGATGCAGGAGATTGTGGAGGAGTTGGAGTAACCGGCCTAGGGAGTTGGAGTAACAAAGATCAGCGGATGAGTGTGACAGCGCATTGTAGATGCACACACTACCATGCTGCTAGGGGGAGTAAGGCTCTTAGGGGCTTTGCTCCCCCGGCGCTTTTATGGCCTGACCAAAATTTTGTCGTCATTTTGTCGTCAATGGGTGACGACGCGATAACTTGTTGATACTAACTAAGTTACACAATTTGTCGTCACTTTTTGACATACGGTATACCTAATATAGGTAGGGTATCATATCAAGGAAAAGTGACGACAAACGCGGAAGTGCTTTAGAATCAGTGGCCCCAGCCGCAGTCACTAGGTGACGACAAAAGTGACGACAAACCGCTTACTGGACGACAACCTTCTCCGGTTTCGGTGGCTCAACTGCTTGATCGGTAAGACTATACAGCCCAGCCTTAGCATCAAAGGACACAACTTTGACGCTCATCATGTTATCTAGGGCAGTCTTGAATATCCACTCGCCTGTACGATAGGCATTACAGAAGCGAGCTAGATCACGTCTGGTAAGTGGCCCATGAATCTCCAAGACTCTCGGAATCTTCTGTTCCATCTTGGCTATAGCATTCTCTGCATCTATTGGTTGGAGAGCCTTGCGGGTATGTAGCTCGTAGTTGAGTATTGCAGTTACTGCATTGATGATGGTTGCATCAATCTCTGTCTTGTCCGTTGTAGCAGCGAGTATTGGCATCAGACGGAAGCCAAGACCATCAAGGCGCTTGGCAAACTCACTCTTGAGGAGGTCTGTATACCAAGTGGCCCATAGGTCATCTGCTTCTTGAGTGAACCTATAGATGTCCGCTGGGGGGCATAAAAGTTGCTTGCGTATATGCTCAGAGAGATTACGTAGTGCTAAGGCATTTGGAGGTTTAGGTCTGGCAACCCTTGGCCTTGGATCGTTTGTTACTAGATATAGCCTATTAACCAACCCTATTGCTAATGACTCGTGATCCCATAGACTCTCGTAAGTGTCAAGAGTTGAATTTGCCATTATAGAGAGTCGTGCATCATCTAGGAGTATGGCAGCTTCTTTAGTGTAGTTTTCATAGTCTGTACGCTCATAGAGGCTGGTTATCATAGGTAGGAGAACAGAGCCACGTATCTGAGTTTTCTGTAGGAGTTGTTTTAGTTCATCAATAGCAAGAACAATCCTGCTACAGTTATTCAACGCCTTGGTTAGACCCTCTGCGCTACCAACACCATGACATATTGACCAGTCTGGAAGATTGAGAGAGGTGAAGAATTTGGTTATCTTGCGCTGGGCAGTGGTTTTCTTTGTGTCTGCGGACTCGCCTACCGTTACGGTATAGAGCCGCGTGTCTGACTCCAGGCCCAAGTCGAGAGTGAACCGGCCCGACATGATCGCCCCGGCCACGGTGAGCGCGTCAGCGAAGAGGAACTCTTCTGGGACTTCGTTATCCTTGCCCAACTCACGGGCCAGATCGCCCAAAGAGCCTAGCATGGCCTGCTGAGGGAAGGAGGGCATCAGAGTATCCCCCAAGGGTAAAGAGGGCTGCTAGGGCCGTTTCTGGCCCCGCAATGGGCATTCTGGTTCGTGTCGGGATAGGCGATTGTCATTTACGATCCCGGAAGTCTGGGAGCCACGCTTCCAGTTCCCTTTCTTTAGCATTCAGAGCCGACGTAGCGCATCACACTTCCAGTGTTTTTCTGATTCATACCTTGCCCAACGATTACCGG